CTCACCTACACCTGCAAGACCATCTTCGAGCCCGCCTACAGCAGCGAGATGGATGCCCTCTGGCAGCAGATCTACGACGCGCTCGCAGCCGACGAGGCTTACGAGGGTATCGCCGAGATGCTGAAGGCGCTGATCGAGGCGCCTGAGGGCGTGGCGGATTGGCGGCTGCTGCAGGGGCTCCTCGGAGCCACCTACGGCGAGATCGTCAACGTCGCGAGCGGCGACCCTGGCGGAGCCGTGGAGCCCCTCAACGTCATCACGATCGAGGCCCAGCCGTGAGCCTGAGCGACCTCTTCGTCCGGCTGTCGAACGAGGTGGCCGAGCTTCGGCGGCGCCAGTCGCAGATGCTTCGGCGAGGGACGGTCCACGCCATTCGGGCAGGCGGCAACGAAGTCCAGATCAAGCTGGGCAACGACGACGACGGGCAGCCCATCCTGACGCCCTGGCTGCCCGTCTCGGGCGGCAACGGCGCGGGGGCGAAGACCCGTCACGCCTACACGGTCGGCGAACACGTCATGCTCCAGAACCCCGACGGGGACTGGCAGGGCGCGGAGGTCTCGCCGTCCAACCATCATCAGGCCGGCGCGAGCCCGTCGACGGTTGCTGGGGAGCACGTTCTCCACGACGGCGGCGGCGTCCGGATGGCGATCAAGAGCGGCACGCTGACCGTCACGGCCGGCGGGACCACATGGACCTTCGCCGGCGCCGGACTGCAACAGACCGGCGGCGACGTCACCCATGACGGCAAGAGCATCGGCAGCAGCCACACCCACACGGGCGTTGAGCCCGGCGGCGGACAGACGGGGACACCGGCGTGAGCGATCGAGAGGCCAGCGCAGGCGTCAATCGCTTCACGGGGCTTCCCCTCTTTGGCTGGGGGCATGTCGTCCAGAGCCTCGGCGTCATCTGGTCGACCTTCCTTGGCGAGCGGGTGATGCGGGAGGACTTCGGGAACCCTGGCCTTCGCCTGCTCGGCGAGAACATGACCGAGGCCAACATCCTCCGGTTTTGGAACTGCCTGAAGATCGTCACGGACTTCCGTGAGCCAAGGTTCTCGATCGTGCAGATCACACTGCGGAAGACGACGCCCGAGGAGATGCGGAAGGGCGCCCTTGGCTTCGATGTCCGCGGCATCTACCGGCCCCGAGGTCACCTCGGGGATAAGACGCCATTCGGCGAGAGGCGCGTGGCCGTCGACTTGAACGACCAGATCTCCGTGGAAAGCCTCTGATGGCCCGCTTCGACACGATCGACCTGTCGCGCCTTCCGGCTCCGCAGGTTCTGCAGGCGCTCGACTTCGAGGGGCTCAACGCGGACTTCATCGCGGCGTTCATCGCCTCGGCGGCGGTCACCGGGTTCAACTACGATGTCGGCGACCTCGAGACCGACCCCATCGTGGTGACGGGCCAGGCCTTCAGCTACCAGCGCACGCTTGACCGGGCCCGCGTGAACGATGCGGCGAGGAGCGTGATGCTGGCCTTCGCCGGCGGCACCGATCTCGACCACCTCGCTGCCCTCTATGGGGTCTCCAGAGCCGTCATCTCCCCCGCGACCGGCGATGAGCCGGCAGTGCTGGAGAGCGATGCAAGGCTCCGCGCCCGCGCCCAGCTCGCCCCTGAGGCCCTCGCAACTGCCGGCACCCGCGGCGCCTACATCTTCCACGCAATGGCCGCCGACCCGACGGTCACCGATGTTGGCCTCATTGTCCCCGAGCCGGGGCAGGTTGACGTTGTCGTCCAGGCGGGTCCGACCGGTGAGGCCTCGGAGGAGGTCGTCGAGCGCGTCCGGCAGCGACTGGTTCGCGACGACATCCGCCCGCTGACCGTCGCCGTCACGGCCCGTGCCGCAGACATCGTGCCCTACAACGTCACGGCGGTGCTCGAGATCCTCCGCGGGCCAGATCCGGAGATCATCCGGGCCAACGCCGAGGCCGCCCTCCGGGCTTTCGCACGCGCCCGTTTCCGGGTCGGCTATCGCATCCCCGTCTCGTCGATCTTCGCGGCGCTCACCGTGCCCGGCGTCGAGAGGGTTCGCCTCACGGCTCCGGTCGCGGACGTCGCGCCGGCGAGGGATGAGCTCGCGCGCCTGGCGACCGTTTCCGTGACCACGGAGTTCGTCTGATGACGATCCAGCCGGCGCCCGGTGAGGTGCAAAGGTGGATCGACACGGCCACCGAGATCCTGCCGGCATCGGCCACCAAGTTCGAGGTGGCCCTGCTGGCTGCGGAGCTGCACCACGAGATCCCCGTCCCGATTGCGGACCTGTGGCGCCCCGGTAGCTGCCCGGAGGCGCTGCTGCCCTATCTGGCCTGGGCGCTGTCGGTCGACGTCTGGCAGCAGGACTGGCCGGTCGAAAAGAAGCGCGACGTCGTCCGCTCGTCTTTCGAGATGCACCGCCTCAAGGGCACTCTCGAGGGGATCAGGCGCTACGCCGCCCTCGCGGATGGCGAGGTGGTGCGGGCGATTGTCCCTCCGGCCCGATCGTTTCTCTCGGCTGGTCTCTCGCTCAGCGAGCGCCTGGACTTCATGCGGCGCCTGCCCGAGATCCGCATTCTGCAGGGTGCTCAGCGTTCGGACGCCATGCATCGCTCCTTCTGCGGCAGCTTCGACGGAGAGGACATCTCATCGTTCGACTGCGACGCGGGCGGCGCCATCCCGGCCTTCTACCAGGAGAATGAGGCTGCGCTGTTCTTCGGCCGCCGCGCTCGGCTGATCGACAGCCTCCTCGACATCGACATCCCGCTCGTGATCGAGCAGATCGTCGATCCAGAAACCGGCCTGCCCCTGCCTGGGCAAGAGCGCTACCTGATCCCTGGATCTGGATGGGGCGCCAGCTTCTTCGACGGTGGTCCGGTCGAGCAGGACCACTTCGGTGAGCCCTCGACGGCTGCCCGTGTCATCTCCGTCTCCATCCTGACGGCGTCGATGACAGGGCTCGATGGCCTCAAGGCTGCCACCGAGGGGCTCGCCCCGATCGCCATCATTCCGGAGCGTGTTGCCGTCGAGGGGCTGGCCCTTGATGGGGTCTATTGCAGCTCGATCATGGACGGCTGGCACTTCGTCTCCGACCTGGCCGACCAGTACCTCTACGACAGCATCCGGCTCCACGACCGGGACCGCGACATCATCGGCGGGGCGGCTACGTCGTTCATGAACGATGACCGGTTCGGCATCGCCCCCCACACGGCCGAGCTTCTGGTTTCCATCAGAGACAAGCGCCCGATGGACGCCGTCGACGACTTCGTCGGGGGCTTCTTCGTCGAGACCCCGCCGACCGCCATGCACCGCGTTCTCGATGCCATCGAGGTCGCGACGGCGGCCCACGAAACAGTCCTCGTCGACACAGAGGTCGATCGCGTCCCCGTCATCGGCGGGGACATCTTCATCGGTCACTTCCGGCTCGGCCTTCCCGTAAGAGGTTAACCCATGCTGAAGCAAGTCCAGTTCAAGCCGCGCCAGGAGCAGACTGCCGGCGACCACAACAACCTTCAGGCCTATGCGGCGGAGACCTTCGACCATTTCGGCCGTGACGCGATCACAGCCGAAATGAAGTTCTCCGGCTTCGAGGTCACGTCGCTGGACACGATCAACGTCCGCATCGCGCCCGGCCGCCTCTATGCCAATGGCGAGATGCACGCCAGCGAAAGCAATGCCGACAGGAACCTCTTCGAGTACCTGCCCCTCGCCGCGAAGCGCATCGTCACCGTCACGGTCGTTGGCGTCGATGACCTGAACCAGGACGTCCAGCCGCGGCAGTTCCTCGTCGATGTCGTGACGCGCGCCACTCAGCCGCAGTCGACGGCCATGCGGTCGATGCGCGTCGCCCAGATCGGCCTGGTTTCGGGCATCGAGAGCGCCGACCCGCAGCGCCCGCCGATCGCCTCGCAGTACCTCGCCGTCTGCGACATCGTCCTCGGCACCACCGGCATCGAAGAGATCCGGATGATCGCCTCCAACCGTCTGCCGAAGCTCGGCGACGTGGCGAACCGCGTCACCACGCTCGAGGTCTTCCGCGACAGCGCGGAACCCCGCATTCAGACGATCGCAACCGACCTGTCGGCGCTCGCGAACCGCATGCGCGGCTCGGCCTCGACGCGGGCCATCATCGAGATGGCTTCGGACATCGCCCGCCTGAAGGATGTTGTCGGCCTTCCCGACGACTATGCCTCCTACGCGGCCGACTTCTACCTGTCGC